CGAATGTGTCGATGCCAGTTCCGCGCTCAATTGCTTGGCGTGACAAATCTTGCTGGCCAGCAATTGTGCGAACATTTACTGTGAGCAATGTGTCATCTGCATCTGTTTCTGATACTGCATCATTCTGGGTAACTTGTACCGCAGTTGATGTACCAGTTGTCATACGGCTGATATTGAGGGTCATGCCGGATGCTGGGAGGACACGCTTTGTGGTTGCGAAGTCAGCAAATGGACGACCTGCGCGAGCGAGAGGTGCTGCGAGATCAACAAGATACTGTGGAACAACTAGACCTTCGAAGTTAGCTGTTGAAACATCGCGGCGCTCAACTGCTTCTTCACGCATGTGGCGTGCAAGACGCTCTTGTGCTGAGAAGTCGGAATTGAACTGAGCAGCGAAAGCATCCTTAACGAATGAGTTTCCGCTTTCTGGTGTGTAGGTGCGTGCTTCGCGTGTAATTGTTACGGAAGCCTTTGGCATTGCTACATCGGCTACAGCAGCGCGAGCTTCAGCAGCTCTCTTATCTGCATCTGCCTGTGCTGTGAGCTTTGCAATTTTTTCATCAAGCGAACGTGATTCTGCCACTAGAGCATCAACCTTCTCGGTTTCTTCAGCAGTAAGATCGGTGCGGTTCTCTGCGGCAACTGCCTCAAGAACTGCATCCATTTCAGCCTTAACTGCATCACGGCGCTCAATTACTTTGTCAAGATATGACATTTATTGAGTCTCCTTGTGAGTGTGGGTTTGAGGTGGTGGCGATTCCAATTGCGGCGCTTACAGGGTGCAATGGTTCGCTCCGGCTTCGTCTGTCACCGATGGCGACAGAAATTTATTTTGTGTTTTCGATTATTGCTTTAGCAAGACGAAGTGAAATCTTGCGTGAAGCATCGATTGGCATTGGCTCTAATTCAACTTCTGGCTGTTCGACTTCAACAACTGGTTCAAGTGTTTTAAGACCAACAAGAACTTCAAGCATATTCTTGCCTTCTTCCAAGTTATCGTAAGACTCAGAAATCTTGTCAAGAATTGCTTGAACTACGAGCATAGACTCTCCGTCAAGTGCGCGACCTTCTTTGAGTGCCATAAGTGCCTCACTAATTTTCTCTCGTGCCTCAACGCTTGTCGTTGGATAAGCAGGATATGTAACAACTGACACATCACCATCTGCGAGCGACACTTCAGTTAATGTGCGTTCGCTTTTATTGTCATTCCATTTTTGGCGGATAACGCGGAAAGCAAAACTCATTTGGTCAACATCGCCACGAGCTACAAGAGTGTGAATATCACGGGCTTCTTGAGTATCAGCCAATTCAGCGTCAAAATAAAGACCGCGATTATCCTCACGAAGTGTCAACGTTCCATTCTTTGTGCGAGCCAATGGCAAGCCTTCGTGATTGATTAAAAGGCGAACATCAGGTTGCTCACTAAGAGTCTTACGAAACGCGCCTGGAGCAATGCGCTCTTTGAATGGTAGTGGCACGCTGGCATCGTTAAAAACTGCTGCGTAACCTGACAAGCGCATAACACCGTCATCTGATTGACGCGCTTCTACATCTTGAACTTGAAATGTACGGCGTTCGATTTTCTTCAAGTCTTCGCTCCTTGAACTAACTTCCCCGCCTGGTTCGATGTCTTCTGCAATTGATACTGCAACCATTTGATCGATTGCATCTTGCTTTGTTGTATGGCATCCAATTGTTGTATAAGAGCCATCAGATTCTTGTTTGACTGCGGCCCAGCCTTCACAATCGGATTGATTCTGTGAGATGTAATATGGCATTTAATCCACCTTATAGACCGATTCGGGCGCTGCCGGATCAATTGTTGAGATTGGTTGTAGTTGTGAAGATGGAACGCCAGTGTGTTTAATTGCTGGCATATCCAATGCTTTAAGAACCGCCGCTGGGTCAAAGCCAACTTGAACAAGTTGAGCAATGATTTCAGCGCGAAGTTTCATACCAACTTCAGGCGCATCAGCAGCGTCGATATTTTGTAGTGGAACGCGGTATTGGTCGCCAGCCTCGCCAAGAGGTGCTAGGTCTTCAACAGCGCGAACATCATTGAGTGAAAGGAATCCTTCGCGCAGACCTTTTGTGTATGCGTCGTAACGTTCAATGGTAGTACCGCGAAGGAGAGCATCAAGATTGAATTTAATAAAGCCATCTGATTCAGGCAATAATGGCGATAGCGCCTGTTCAATTCGCTCTAACAATGGGCGAAGTGAATGTTGGACAAATGAAAGGTTTTGTGCTTCAACCGATGCGAAGCTCATCGCCCCTGCGACTGGATGACCAAGAAGCGAAACTGGCACGCGGAATAAACGAGCAATGTCTTCAACATTGAATCGGCGAGTATCAAGCAATTGAGCATCTTGCGCGTTAATTTGCAACGGCTTGAATGTACCGCCGCCTGTAAGAACGCCAATCTTGCCAGCGCGATACGGACCTGAATGTGTAATGTTCCAATCGCGGGTAAGTGCCTCTGCCTGATCCTCGGTCAATTCACCTGGAACTTCGATAATGCCCCCAGGGTTAGCAGCGTTACCAAAATAAGACGCTGCATAGACATCGCTTGCCATTGCAGCGCCCAAAGTAATTCTGGCTGCGCCAATTGGCCCTAGTCCGAGCAACTGTCCTGGAAGTCTGAACAATGGAATATGTTTGATTTCGCGGTCAGTCAATACTTGAGTGAAATTGCCAAAGGCATCGCGCATGCGATAAACAATTGGCTCACCTGGTCGAGGACGTTCAACTTTAATATGGTCAGGATGTATGCAATAAAGTTCAACAATATCGCCCATGTCATCGCGCACTGTCAAAACAAAAGCATTGCCATGCAAATTTAACGAGGCAATGATTTGCTCATAAAATTCAAGGCGTGTTGTTTCAGGATTTGGATTATTAACCCAATTTGGAACTTCGCCATAAACTGCTGCGTATGAAATACGGTTGCGGCCTCGGCGCACATAAGCACCTAATGGCAAAGAAGAAATCGTGTCGCCAAGCAATCTAATGCAAGCATAAACAGTTGACATTCTGATTGCCGATTCAGGATCGACAGTAACGCCAGCAGGGGTCACATAAGAAGGACGTGGCGGAATAATCGGCTCAACATATTGCCGCTTTTCGCCTGACTGTCTCAATCTTTTACTTAGACTCATTACTCAGCCTTCTCGGTAAGCCAGATAAGGATTGCGCCTAATGCGATGAACGATACTGGCAGTGAGAACATCGCAATGCCTATGGTGACTAAACTTAAACCAGCAACTTCAAGTGCTACCGCTGGTTCAATTTTTATTTTCTTCATTGTTCCCCCTATGCCTGGATGCTGAAAAATCTAGTGACTGGTGGTTTTGGTTCTGGTGCTGTGGTTGCTCTGTCGTAACCAAAGATGGTTGCAACAGCCGCGTCAATCTTTCGTCGGGAAGAAGCCTTGCTGACCATGACTCCACGAGATGATTGTTTTGTGACGCAGTTGGAAACGTGTCGAGTAAGTCGCTCATCTCCGTCGTGCGTAAAGCTTTCATTAAGGACCGCTTCATAGAATTTCTGTGTTGCTGGCACCATATTTTGTGCAGAGTTTGGATATGCGACAACTGGCATCCCCTCTTCATCTAGCACCATAAATGTGCGTTGCCATCTAGCAGGGTCAAAAACAATTTCTCGAATTGCCAACCCAGAATTTCTATAAGTGTTAATAATTGTTTGTTCTACTTCGGCAACTGGAACGTGCCAAGTATTGTCAGCATCATCAGGCTTTTCCCAAATACCTACAACGGTCAAATGTGGTTTATCGCCACCAAGAAGCCACGCAACTAAAGCTGTCGAGTCATTAGAAAATGATCCATCAAAAGCAAGAATGGCAGTCTCACCTGGCTGCGGCGTTCGCTCTTTGTCTTCGAGTCTTTCCCATGTCCCCGACGGTAGCCACGCCGTTGCCGTTGAAGTCCAGATGTTAAGGCGTTTGGTTTTGAACTCTGCCTCTGGTGTTCGCAATACTGCAGAGGCAAAGTCGTCGGCGGCGCAAATGTCACCGTAACCAGGGTTTGCAATTTGCCAAGCCTTTTCGGTTTTGTAATCTAACTTTTCATCACCTTCATACCAAGCAAAGAAAAATGATGGGTCTTTAACTTCACCGCTAACAATGCGTTTTCCGTAATTGTATAAATCGTAGCAAAGCGAATTTTTACCGCTTGAATCTGTTTTAACTCCGGCGGTTGTGATTGCAACTAACATTGGTTCGCGTCTTGCACCCATAGCAAGTGACATAACGTCAAACAACTCGCGATTAGGTTGTGCGTGTAATTCGTCAAACGCTACAAATGTCGGTGATAAGCCTTCCTTGGTAAAAGCCTCAGCCGACAGCGCCCGATATGTTGTACCGTTCTTTGGGTTGTAAATCGCATCACGATAAACATCTAAAAATTGCAACTCAGGCTCTAGCCGTATCATCTCTTTGGCTGTACCAAAAACAATCTTTGCCTGATCTCGGTCAGCGGCGCAAGAATAAATCTCACCGCCACTTGGCCCTAAGACTAAATGCTCAAGAGCTAACGATGAAAGCCAAGCCGACTTTCCTTGTTTGCGCGGCAAGCCTATGAGAGCAATCTTGTGCTTTAACCTGCCGTCTTTATTTACCGCAAACAAATTCCGAGTTAATTCGCGTTGCCAGTCTCTAAAAATTAAAGGTTGACCGGCGCGACCTGCTACTGAGTCCTTTGTAATCTTGCAAAGCGTTTCGGTAAATTCTATGATTTCATCGCCGCGACTTTTATCGTATTCGTCTTTGTTGATTTTAGTTAAATACTTTGGCGGCCATCCCCCAATGGCTGCCATCAGTCAGTTCGATTCTGCCTGCGAGCAATCAGTTGGTCAAGAGCGCTTTGCTTTTGCACTTCAGCGACTCCTAACTTAGTTCGGGAAACTGGATCGAAACCTATTGCCGAAAGCATAGATACTATTTGAGATTCTAGCGAACGCAGCGCCACGCGGTCACGCCAATCGCTACCTTTAAGAACCTGAAGGCGCAGGGCGGTGCGCTCGTCCATAGATTCGCAAAGCAAAATGACCATTTCTAAATCCGATGCCGGACTTATCCAACTCTTGCCTTCATCCCAAATGCGATTCCAAAGTTTTAAACCTTCAGGGCCTAGTGGCCGTGGCGGTGGAGGTGGCTCTGTGGCCATTGGCAGCGCCACCACGTTTTTTAACTCTGGCAGTGGCCGCTTGCCTGGGTTGCCAATCTTGCGCTTTAACTCGTTAGGCTTTGGCGGATTCGGCATTTTCTACCAGCACTGCTTTCTCGCCCGTCAATGTTTCCCATCGCTTGATAATGACATCGCAATATTTAGGGTCAAGTTCCATCATGTAACAAATACGATTTGTCTGCTCTGCTGCCATAAGTGTTGAACCTGAACCACCAAATAAATCTAAAATAACATTTGGATTCCCATAATTATTAAAACACCAAGTTGCTAGTGCTATTGGTTTTTGAGTTGGATGAACTCTTTTTTGACCCATTTCACTTGCTTTGACCATTCCATGCCACATGTGTCTAAAAATATCTAATCTAACACCTGCATTAACAAATGCTAATTCTGCACCTGAGAAAGTATTTCCTGTGCGCTCTTTATCCCAAACCAACCATCCGTAACCATTCGGCAAAGCACTAGGATAATAATTTGCTCCCCAAAAAATATGTTTGCTATTTGCAAATTTCACAGAACATAACTTAAAAGAATTTATTGCTACTGTTACATCATTATCATTAAGAATTTTCCCAAAGTCATTTCCTTCAACACCATTAGCAGTTATGCCTTTGCCGCTATGTTTTATTCCGTATGGTGGGTCAGTAAAAACCATATCTATAGTTGAAATTTCAACTAATTTATCTATCTGCATTTCATCAGTGCTATCGCCGCACATAAGTCTATGGCGGCCAAGTTGCCAGATGTCACCAAGTTTTGTTACTGGCTCAACTGGTGGCTCTGGTATTTCATCTTCGTCAATTTCTTTAAGCGGTTGTTCGCTTTCAATCTTGGCAACCAATTCTGCTACCGCATCATCAGACCAACCCGCATCGCGGACAAATTCAGGGACGACTGCGTGGACTTCTTCAATGAGATCAATCAAAGCTTGTTCGTCATAGCTGCCAAGTTCGGCGGTGCGGTTATCTGCCAGCGCATAGGCTTTGGCGGTCACGTCATCGTCACCAACAAATGCAACTGCGATTTCGCTCCAGCCTAATTTTTTTGCGGCTTGCCAGGTGTGATTGCCAGCGATGATTGTTCCATCATCCTTGCGTGCCACGATTGGCTTGCGCTGACCAAAACGCTCCAACGATTTTGCCACCGCATCCACGTCACCTTTGCGTGGATTACCAGGCAAGGCCTTTAAGTTTTCAATTGGCGTGGCCAATGAACGCAGGCTTTCTATTATCATTTTTTATCCCCGATTTCTTTATTTTTTTACAAAACCCAAAAGCTCCCCAAGTGCGACATTGCGCGCTATGGGGGCGTCGGGGTTTCCGTCGCGCACGCTTATGCAACTTTTTACCCGTACGGATAGATGCCGGTGGGGGCTATCTATCACCTTTGCGTGAATTACAACGTCTGCATAACACTTGCAAGTTTGAAATTTCGTAGCGCAATTCAGGATGCAAGTCCACAAGTGGAATAATGTGATCAACAGTCAAATCTTTTGTTGCTCCACATTCTTTACACCAAGGATGAGTTGCTCGTAATTGCTTAGATAACTCAGCCCAACGTTTGTCATAACCTCTGTCGCTTCGCTTAGGTCTGCGTCGCTCTGCCAATCGTTTGCAATTAGCACAACGACTTGTATTGCGTACGATGACGCCGCAACCTGCACAAGGTCTAGGAAGTAATGCCATCGTTTCTCACCAAGTATTCGATTGCCATTGCTAGATGGTCAGGATTATCTTTGAAGAAAGCAATTCCGCTATTACATTTGTGACATAACAACCCACGCACTTTGTGTGTCGTGTAGCTGTGATCTACATATAATCCGTGTTTCTCTTCCGCAGCATTGATGCCACAGATAGCGCACGCATAACTTTGCGCTTCGAGTAACGCTTGAT